GTGCTGAATCTGGTGAAGCTATGGATGATAGCAAGCGTGAATACTCACTATCAGATTTAGAGGGTGAGAAAGCTCGTTACGATAGAGATATGGCAAGTGCCAAAGCTCAGAGTGATGGGATTGCCGCCGCTATCGCAGATTTCAAGAAATTATAACACATAACCAAATAACCGAAAGGGGTTAATAATGGCTAAAAAACAAAAAGAGCAGCCTGTCTTAACACTAGATGGTGAAGAATACTTCATCGAAGATTTGACAGAGGAACAGCTGAGAATAAAAGATCATATAGCAGATGTTACCAATAAATTGAATACAAATATATTTATCGGTGAACAACTACAAATTAGTAGAGATGCTTTTGTTAATATGTTTAGAGCTTCTTTAAAAGAAGACGATCAAGAAGAACCAGCAGTTAAAGAAGCAGAGCTAGTTGAGGCCTAATGGAATACAAAATTGGTGAACTTGTTTCAAGCTTCACTATAATAAAGGACGGGGTTGATTTGAAAGAAAGATTTCAAAATGTTTTTGATAATCATCCCCTTACCTATCATTGGTCAGAAGGTGTAAAGAAAATGATTTGTTTAAAGCTTTACGATGAAGTAATGAAAGATACCTAGATAAAATGCAGAAAAAGGTAATAAGAGATCGACAAGAAAAGATTTCAATAGAAACTCCTTACGGAACTATTGAATCTGACTCTGGTAATCATTTCATTGATATAGCTACAGTGGTTTTTATTATACTTATTTGTGCATTGCTAAAATTAAAAGGAGCTTTATTACTAAATAGGATATTAAAGAAATAAATGAAAAAACTATTACTAATATTAGCACTGTTTAGCTGTAGCGATGATTATATGACAATGGAGCGTCGTGTTATCAATGCTGATAATAATGTACCAATATATTTTTATGCTGATGCAGAGCAAGCAGAAAACACTAACTCATGGAGACCTGTATTTACTTACTATATCTATTTAATGGATGAGGGTGAATACGATGCTTATTTTCACGCTTATTGTATACAGGACGATTCTGTTATATGGTCAGGAATACAGCCAATTACAATAGAAGGCCGTAAAAAAACATGGGGAGAGTATGTTAGTAGTGCAAATTTTACACCAGATAATATAGCCAATGTTATACCAATGGCTTACGTAAGCGTGGAGTATGAATAATGTTAGAAGCATATGCGGAATATGGAGCGATAGGGGTTATAGTACTTCTGTTTGTAGGACAGATTATGTTCTTACAGAGGACTTTAATGTCAAAGCTGAAGGAGACAGATGACAAGGTGATAGGTTTAATAAACAGGTGGAATCGAAGTGACGAAGTAAGAGACAGAAGACATGAAGATTTAGTAAAAGAAATGAACGACCAATCAGACGATCTTGCTTATTTAAAAGGTCGGATAAATGGTAAATGAAAAAATTAAAAAAGACTAGAATAGGATCAGGCCGTGGCACTAAAAAAAAGTTTAAAACTTATAGGGGTCAAGGTGGCAGAAAACGATAAAATGGAGCCCAGAGATATTCGTATAGATATTAGAGAGAGAGTGATGCGTATTGAAACTATTGTTGAGCGCATGGAATCACATTTATTATTATTAAATAATCGTACTGCAAAACTTGAGAACTGGAAAGCTTGGTCAGCAGGTGGCTTTGCTTCCCTTGGATTAATAATAACGCTAATGAAAATAGGAGTTATATAATGGAATGGTTATCATGGAGCAACGCTGCGTATATGGCGGCAATTATTGTAGGTGGAGGTTTAACATTCGCCGCAACAAAGTACAGAGGCGTACTGAAAGAAGTTCAGGAAGCATTAAACACTTACCACGATGCAGCTAAGGATGGAAAAATTACTGCAAAAGAACGTGAAAAGATTATGAAAGAAGTTCTGGATATTGCATCATCTGGTGTAAAAATATTCTGGAAATTCTAATGCCGAAAGTAGGAAAAAAGAAATTTGGCTATACCAAAAAAGGTAAAGCAGCGGCAAAAAAATATGCTAAGAAAACTGGTAAGAAAGTTAGAAAACGCAAATCATACTAATGGATGAAAAACAAATCAGAGATTTAATAATCCGTATCTTAGAAAAGATAGGTATGTACTCTAAAGAAGCTGAAGACTTGGTTTTCAGAACTGGCAAGGTAGAGAGCAGCTATAAGTATATACGTCAGCTACGTGGGCCCGCTAGAGGACTTTTTCAATGCGAACCATGGGTTAGTGTAGATATCTGTAAAAACTATCTCTCCTATAGACCAGAGCTTATGAAAAAAGTTGCTAATGCTATAAAAGTAAATGTATCACATTTTACTCAACCAGTTGAAGATGAATGGGATTTCATATTAGAAACAAATCTTGCAGCACAAATAGCAATGTGCAGATTACATTACAGAAGAATTCCCAGTAAGCTACCCAGCTCATTAAAAGAACAAGCTGCTTACAGGAAAAAATACTACAATAGTTCAGCAGGTCGTGGCACAGTCGAAGACTTTCTGGAGAGAGTAGCTTAGGTGCTAATCAACATGGAGAAGGTTTGAAGATAAAAGATCGTGTCGTTGTTTTCCCAGATATACACTTCCCTAATCAAGATGAAAAGGCATTTAGTTGTGCGCTTAAGATTATTAAAGCGGTCAACCCTACGGCATTCCTCTTATTGGGCGACACTATTGATGGCGAATCCGTTAGTCACTGGCAATGGAAAAGACGGAAAAGACCACCACTCGAATACCAGTTACCAGCGATTAAAAAAGAAATCAGGCTTGGAAATAGGGGACTCGATAGAATTGATAAGGCTCTTGAAAAAACTAGAACGAAGAAAAAAATCTTTTCACAGGGCAACCATGAAATATGGTTCGACTACTTCGTCGAAGAAAACCCCTACCTCGAAGACTACACCTCAAGAAAAGCATTCAAGTTCGATGAGCGAGGTTACGAATGGCATCCCTACGGTGAAGTATTTCCCGTGCTCGACAGTAAGCTCTACGCTTACCACGGAGGGCATTACATGGGAATCAGTCACGCCAGAGCACACGCTCTCAACATGGGTTGCAACATCATCTATGGGCATACCCACGATTGTCAAAAGGCAGTCATCACCCACATCGACGGAGCGCATATGGCGCATTCACTTGGATGTTTAACTGATATGACTAAAAGTTATTTAAAAGGAAGACCAGTTAACTGGACACATAATGTAGCAGTAGTAGATATACTGGATAACGGGAACTTTAATTTAGTATGTCTAAATATTAATGACGGAGTTACAACATATAATGGAAAGGTAATCAGGGGTGGCTAAAAAACGCTTTACTATGAATAATTTTTCTGGTGGTATAAATAACCTCAAAGATGCAAGAGATATATCTATAAATGAATTTGCCTATCTAGAAGGATTTCTCATAGATCAAGATGGGGCTTTACGACCAATGTTTGACGAAGCTGCTAACCATAACGGTTTATTTACTAATACATCTATCGAAAGCATCACAACTGTTATAAGAAAATCTGGTGGAAATAATCTTGCTTATTTAGAATCAGATATAGATTTATTTTTTCAAGGCAGCAGTGAAGTTGGAACATATGCTACAACTTCCAATGTAGCAATAGACTTTATAGCAACCAGTGAACATAATGTAGGAGAAGGCGAAACAACAGCGCCAAGACCAAGGGGTACTAATTAATGGCCGCACCCAATACACAACATATTCAACACCCAACGTCAGGAACTACAAGATTTTCTGACTATAGAGTTGGAGACATGATTAGGATACGAGGAAGCTCTGATAATGACGGTATTTATACTGTTTCAGAAGTAACAGATGATGGTACTAATTCATTTATGGGTATTAGCGGTCAAACTATTACTGCTAATGATACAAATGATTCTGCTGTTTATATCGACAGATTAGGAACTGGTGGAGATAATATAGTTATAATTGGAAATGAAGACAGTGGAACGTGTCATGCATGGTCATTAAATGCTAGAATACTTAATAAAACTAATACTGGCAGCGGACTTTCAGACACATCTTCTATAAAAAGCCCTTTTATTGGAGTATCAGGATGGTCTAAGAACGCTATTACTACAAGTATGACATGGGCTGCTCATCATAAAAACTTAGATACTAAGTATAATTTTTTAATAGCAGATGGATCAATAAGGGTTTGCGATACAAACCCAGAAACTATTTCAGTAATTAAAAGATTCGGCCCCGTTAACCATGTCCAGTTTAATTATAATGTTAAGGGCGGTCATCACTTGGGGTATGAAGAACATATTAATACCCTAGCGAAGCCAGTATATGGTGGATACGTAAGTACAGCTGCTACTAGTAGTGATTCATTTTATAC